ACTGCGCTCGGTCGAGTTGGTGCCAGACGCACCGGAACCGATGGAGCCGTCCGAGTCGCCGACGCCAACGGTGGCAACCGGGCCAAGCTCGTTCTCGCGGTTGTACGCCAGGGCGTTGCCTTCGATGCCGTCGAAGGGCAGCACCTCGAACATCTGGTTGACCGTGATGATGTTCTCGATCACGCCCGCCACAAGCTCGTCCTGGGCGAGCTTGGCGGATTCGGGAAGAGTCACGCTGGGCATTGTTCGGCCCTCCTGTTTGCGTTTGGTCGATCCTACACGTCTGCACGATTGCCGGTCGTCAACGCAGCATCTCGCCGCTCGGAACGGCCTCCGTAGGATCGCCCCCGGAGGGCCGTTGTCGAGGTCCGAGGCTGTTAACCTCGGACCAAGACCGGTTCTGTGTTAACGCTAGACAAGTATTCGTCTAGCGTCAAGAGCCAATCCCGGCCACCGGCTTGCCACCTGTGCCGCCACGGTGCTGGCCCTTATTGAGCCCCGACGCGATCTTGTCACGCGACGTCATGTTGTCACGACCCCGCTGGCCCTGCGCCGGGCTGCGATTCATGGTGCCCGGCTGGGAGCCGGTGCCGGACGGCGTCTCGCTCTCGAAAGCGCGAGCGAACTTTTCGTTCGTCTTCATCTCGGCCACGAGGTCCGCGACGCCCATGTATCCGCCCTTGCCATCGCTGCGCGCGTCGCCGTCTTCGTCGGTGACGACAACCTGATACTGGGGCGTGCCGTTCTGGTCCTTGCCCGTGTTCACGACCTTCGCGTAGCGTTCGACGATGGGCTGAAGAAGCTCCGGCGTCCCGCGCTGCTCCGAGATGGCGCGCACGGCCTGATCGCTGACGAGATGCTTGTGCAGCGCCGACTGCATGGCCTCGATCTCGCCGTCCTTGGCCTGCGAAACCTCGTTCACGCGCTTGTCGGCATCCGCCTTGACCTTGTCCATGTCGACCTTGATCTGCTCGCCGTTCTTCGCCTTCGACGTCAGATCATCGAGAGCACCCTTGAGTTGCTCGGACAGGTCCTTGTTGTCGTCCAGTTCGAAGCCGGCCGCGCGCAGCGACTCCTCGACACCTTGCAGCTTACGACGACGCTCCGCGCTCTCATCGTTAGCCTGTTTCTTCTTGTTCTGGACGTCCTTCAGGGAGTTGTTGACGCCCATGTACGCTTCGGCGAGCGGCTTCGCCGCGTCAGAAAGCGCGTACACGGTGTTGCCCTGGCCGTCGTCGGCCTCTTGGTACAGGCCACGATACTTCTCGGGAACCGCGCTGATGTCTGAGACCTGCGCATTCTCGTTGAAATCGAACTCCATCTCTTCGTCCCTCTCTACTGGTATGGAAGCCTTTACGGCCGCTTGACGTGCATCCTATCAGGAATCCGCTGTCAGATGCAACTACTGACCTCGCCTACGCCTCCGCCGACGACGCCGTTTACGCTTCTCAAACTCGTCGTACTGGCTGTGGCAAAACGCGGCACGCTGCTCTTCGTCCGGGAAGTCGTTGACAGACTCCTCATCCCCCATGCAGCGGTTGACGAACCCCTCTCGCGTCTCACCACTCCTGGGCTCAGGCATCACGCGCTACCACCTCACCTGCTTCCCAGCCGGGCGCATCTTCCGAGCCTGCTCGATCTCACGTTCAAAGGCCGGATCGTCCCGCTTTTCCTGGATGATGCGTTGCCTGTTCACGCCGGCAGCCTGGGCCGCAATGCTCTCCGGCCTACCTTTGCTAACATGGTGGAGAAAACTGCCACGCCACTTATTCTGGCTCTTCACTTGACCGTGCATCCGTCACTCCCTTTCGACAGTCTTACCGCCTTTTTGCTGAGGCTCCACGTCAATGACGGGGCCGCCCGAGTTCTCACCCTTCTGCTGGGCAAGCTGTTCCCACTGTTCGGTACTCGGCACTGCCATTGGAAGAATGGCGATGCCAAAGGTACCGGCGCCCTCGCCTTGACTGCCTTGATTCTCGCGGTACTTTTTCGGCTTGTTCCCGCGCAGGAGGAACTGAAGTAGCTGGTCACTGTACTTCGTCACAGTCCCAACCTGCCGGCCTTGATAGAACACCGGCTCATCGACCCCGTCGCGAGCACGACGAATGGCCTCGTCCTCCAGCGTATCCGTCGCCTGCTGTAGCGCCTCTTCCCATCGCTGCGCGAAGTCCTCGTCTTCGCGCCGCTTCTTGTAAAGAGCCATCGGAGTCGTATAGCCGGCCTTCTTGGCAGACAAGACGACCTGCCCCGTAGACGCCAGCCATTCCAGGAAAAGCTCTGCCTTCCTGTCAGCAACGATCTCGTGACTGCGCCGGGGGTTGCTGTCTTGGCTGTCTGCCATCTTGGCCTTCCAGAGCTACTCTTCCAGAGATTCGATCACGTGCCGGGTATATTCAGGATTCCGAACCATGAAGTCAACCATGGCGTTCGTCAGAGACTCGACCAAAAACTCTTCCATTCGCGCCAAGTCTGGATGGGCGTGTAGCCCAGCCTGATGGTAGCATCCATGCATGACCTCGTGTACGAGCGTGTTCGCGCGCTGGCGCCGGCCCATTGCGGCATCGTACCGGAGAGAGCCATCCTCATGGCTGAGGCATCCGCGAATCGGGTCGCCGGTCTGAGCGTATTCGTCTTCATCCTCTTCCGAGACTGTGAGCCCGTAGCGCCCCTCGACTTGAAACGTGAGGTACCCGATCTGGATTTCTTCAGGCAGTGGCCGTGGATGACACGCCATTGTCGTCTCCCTCCTGCGGCGCACCGCCGTTGGCCGTGCGTGACTGGCTGTCCTCTTGAACCATGCGCGCAAGCTCGCGGCCGCCGCCGGCCATCAGGTCCATCATGGTCCGGGCGATGTCGGCCCTGGGATCGAAGTCCTTGGCAAGCACGTTTTTACGCTTGAGTTCCTCCAGGAATGCCTCCCGGCTCAGGTCCCCGTTCTTCCTGGCCTCGATGAGCACCTTCACCTCGGAGTCCTCAATCTGGCCGACGCCGAGTTCGGTCGAGATTTCGAGGGTGCCCGTGTCATCGAGACCAACCCACGCGCCCATGACCCGGACGGCTTCGTTCAGCGCCGAAGTGAACCGAGTCGCATGGTCTTGTAGCGCGGACGTAGCCTCCGCGCTATCCAGAGCGCGCCCGGTCGCGGTCGCGTTACCGGGTTGCCGCTTCAGGAACTCGGCGCCGTAGCTCGCCATCTCCTCTTCGAGATCGAGGAGGTCCTGCCGACCGGCCCCGATGGCCTTGCCGGAGTGCTCAACATAGTAGAACTGGCCGTTGGGCTCTTTCACGCCGAGAAGCTGGCGGGGTCCGATGGACATGACCTCCCCATCTGTATCCGTCGCACCCGAGACAGCGAGCATGGGGAACCGGGCAACCGTGAGAATGTTGATCTGGTCCGACGTCGACTGCCAGTGCCGGATGTTGAGATGTACGAGGTCGTCCAGGGGTGGCTTGGCAAGCTGCACGCCCTGTCGATTGGCATAGAATGTAACCATGGGGATGAAGTCGACGCCTGTCGTTCCCGCGTCGATCTGACGCCAATATCGCTTGCCGTTCTTCTTGTTGCCCGACTTTTGGTAGGCGTACAAGGTCCACGTCCCCGGCTCCAGCACCCGGATTCGCGGCTCGACCTCCTCCACGAACCCGTTGAGAACCGTCACCTCTTCATAGATGCGAACATGCGTAAGGTGCTCGCGACCGTTGATGACCTCGGCGTGCATGGCAAGCACGTTCTCCGGGCTAACCAGCACCATGTAAGGCCGACGCCCCTCGCGCATGTCATCCGCCAGGGTACGCTGCTCGTCGGATTCCTTGGCCGGCATGTCGACGAGAACGTGCGCGAACCCTTTTGCCATGCCCTCGTAGAACCAGCGACGCGCAAACGTGGTGACGTTGTTGCCCTGGAGGTCAACGTCCCGAAGCAGTTCCGACACCTGCTCGGGCACGTCGTTCTTCTCCTGGACAGGAGCCGAGAACGCTCGCCCGGCAAGGCTGTCCAGGGTCAGTTCGAGCATGTTGAACAGCGTCGTACTGTGCAGACGGTCGGCGTAGTTCTGGTTGCTCTCACGAGCGTGCTGCGGCAGGTACGTCCGCCCCGCCTCGCGCATCGCATCCGTGCCGCCCAGGAGCGTGTTGATCCGCTCCCACTTCGGCGCCATGAAGTCGTGCGCCTTCGACGTCACGCTCGGGTCGTTGGGGTCTTTCCGATTCGACATGCGGTCCTCGCCTTACCGGGCGATGCAGTTCGCCCACTCCTCACGCCCCTCGATTTGGGCCAAGCGTGCGACCTGACTCACCGAGGCGTCGCCACCCACGTAGTCGTCCCACACGCTCGCACGCTATCCGAATAGGGCAGGGGTCCGCAACGGTGAAGTTTGTCGTACGGCCCGTCATACGTCAACGTGCCCGCTACAAGAACGAGTCCCGCCGCCAGTAACACGAGACGCATTCAGGAGCCCTCCGACGATCCGAACATGCTGTCGATGTAGGACTGGTGGACGTACTTCGTAAGGGCCGCGACCTCGGCGTCACTCATGCCGCGCGTCCAGATTCGCGGCTGGCCGTCTCCATCGACAGAGATGACGCAAAGTTGCTCAAAGTCTTGTGGGGAATCGCCGGCATGGCGGGCGATGTCGGTCAGAACGGTAGAGCAGTCTTCAGACTTCGTGTGACCCGGAAACTGTAGGACGCGTGCGTTATCAGACATGCAGTCAATCTCCTCTCTTTCCAGGCCCTATTTTTGTTTTTGTGCTGCGAATCAACGCGGGGCCTACCGCGAACGATAGGCCCCGCTACCTCTCCGGGTCAAGTGGAAAACGTGTTCGTAAACGCATCAGCCGACGGGTTCGGCCTCACGCTTGGTCTGCCCGCTGCGATTCTTGCGACTGCGGCCGCCCTTGCTCCCGCTCTTGGCGGCGGTGGCCGGCTGCGCCTCGTCCTGCCCACCGGGCTTGCTCTCGGTCTCCACCTTGACGCTGCGACCGCGGCCGTTGCCAACTTTCTCGGCCGTACGATCCTTGCGGACCGTCGTGTCACGCCGCTTATGGATGGCAAGCTCGTACGTCTCACCGGTCTCGGGAAAGAACAACGACACCGCATTCGAACGCGGCCGGCGCACGATCACATCGTCCGCCAAATACTGGAGACCCTGAAAGTCGATGCTGGTCAGGCGATCCACGATTTGCGTCTTGGTCTTCGGGCGCCTCGATTGTAAGCCATGTCGTCAGCCTCCATCGTGCGCGTTCTTCGGCCGGGCCGGGTGGAACGTAAGAAGATGCGGCCCTTTGCCTCCCGCGTCTTAACGGAATATGTGCGATAATCTGATGGGCACGTCAACGCCGACAAAAACGGATTCGGGCTGTGTAAGCCAATTTTATACCAGAGATGTATGCGGGTAGACTTTTTACGCAGCCTTCCAAAAACGTGCGCTCAAACAAGACGCAACTTTGGCGTACGCGCTCGCATCAAGTTTGTGGCCGTGGAGCTTGGAGGGCTCCCGTACCACATCAGGATGCAGCCCGTTCCTGACGGCGATGATGCCAAACCTGTGGGGCAATCTCTGTTCAGCCTCGACCACCAGATCGGATGTGACAGCAAACCAAAAATAGTTGGGAGTTGCTCGTTGCTCCCTAGCTGCGGGCCTCCGGCCAAGAACGACGTCGTATTTGAATACTTTGGTAGGCGGTGACTTTTTCGCGCCGTCAACCCTTTCGAGCGCGCGAAGATCGCTTAAAAGATCGGTGCGGCTGACCTTAACCTCAAACTCATGGGCCATTCCCGACCTCGTGACGCCAATGAAGTCAGCTTCCCAGCTAAACACGACGGTCGTGTTGGGAACCATGACAGGCCACTGCTTCATGTTCCCGAACTTGTGCAGACCTTGCTGCACGTCCCTTTCGGTATTGACCGCTTTTTCGATAACGCGCTCGCGTCGGAAGCCCATTAGAATCCCTTTCTCCACATCCCCGGCAGGTTCCAATTCAAGAGGTAGCGCGTCATGTCCGCGCTGTGGTCCTCGTAGTTGTCCGGGATGTCATCCGGGTCATCGCCATCCCGCGGCATGGGCGGAACAAGGGACAGCCAATCCGTGCAGCCTCGGCACACGAAGAACCCTGGCCGCTCGCGCGTGCCGTCCTCCTCGGGCTTGGCGTCCTCCAAAAACGTGCGCATCATCTCCCAGCCACGCTTACGTGACCCCGAAGACTTGTCCGCACGCTCCCAATGGACACCCTCTTCCGCCATGTCATCCGCCGGGCACCGGCCCTCGCGATCAGACGAGCGGTTGAAGATTTCCGTGTCTGCCGGGCCGGGCACGACGCTCGTTCGCTTGCCGTCGCGCAGGCCCCAGTCTTCCTCACGGTCCGCGATGCCGCGACCAATCTTGCGCGCGGGCATGCGTACGCCCGTGTTGATCTCGCCCGTGCTGCCGTACCACTCCCGCCACAGGATTCGGTCTCCGCGCACGCGACCGATGAGCGTGCCCTCGATCTCAATGGGCTCGCCGTTGCTCTCCAGGAACCAGCCCACGCTGAACGGGTGGGACTGGCCGTGGTCGTAGGCTCGGGTGACCTTCCATCCGCGCGGGATGCGCTCGACAGGGATGTCCGGTAGCACGTGAACTGCGTCGTCCCACAGGTCGTCGATCATGCCGCCGGACGTCACGTTCCAGTCGCCGTTAATCCACGCCTGGGCCTGGGCCGGGTTACGCGCGGCCTGAACAATGGTGAGCGGGTAGCTCGGGTCCGCGTACGTGAGCAGAAAGTTCTCGCGTAGCTGGCCCTGGATCGCCACGCGCTCGCGCTCGCCCGGCACCCGGATGACCTGCTCGTAATGGTCGGGCAGGCGGAAGCGACGCTTCACCCACTGGTGGCCCGGCCCATACGGGTTCGTGGTGGCCCGAACCCGGAGCGGGATTCCCGGCATCGTCGGCCGGCAGCACGACATCATCAGCCGATAGGCTTGGTCGTCTTCCCACTCTGTAAGCTCCTCCCAGCCGATCCAGGGGTACTCGTGGCCGTGGTACTCCCCGTAGTCGTCAGCGTTGCGCATGTGGCGGAGCAGGAGCGCCTCACCGGTGGGCCAGACCGCCATGTACTCCGACTTCGACTTCAGGAACCGAAAGCCGGGGAACATGTGCGAGAACCAGTCCTCGATCTTACGCACGGCGTCGTCCAGATCGCCGAACTGACGCCGGAACAAGATGCCGCGCCATGCTTTGCCCCAGCCCTGGCCCACGTCCTTGGCGAAGTCCATGAGCAGGGTAAGGGTCTTGCCCGGACCGCGCGTGCCGGCGTACAGGGTCTCGAAGACCGGGGACGTCAGGAATAGGTGCTGGGACCCCGGCAGCATCATCCAGGAGGGCTTGTAAAGGCTCCAGCGGCCCTTCTCGTACCGCCAGTCGACCGGAGCCCACTGGAACCCCTGATCGGTCCGGCTGTCGACAATAAGCTGCCACTCCGTGACGCGTTCGTCGCTGCTGTGCAGGGTCCGGCGCTCAAGCACCTCGCCCACGTCTTGAACGAGTGCGAGCGCCTGGAGGCGTTCGACGTGCTCCCGAAGTTCGTGAACCCAGTCGATGTTCGCGGAACGTGTCACCTTATCTCCACCGTCTCTTGATCCAGGCACGGGCGGCCACGACGCCTTCGAAACGCTGCACGTTCGGATGCCGGGCCATGACACCGATGTGGGATCGCATGTTCACGCCATCCGGGTCCACGAGGGCGACTTTCCGATCCGCCGCTACCGCGACTCCCATTTCCGATAGCGCGCCCCTGAGCGTCTCGCCCTCGCGCACGTACACGATGAGGCCGGTGCAGGTCAGGCATTCGCGCACGCAACGCGTCCCGAGTTCGGCAAGGCAGTCGGTCTCACCCTCGCCGGCCTCGTCAATCCATGTCGAGACGATGGGCCAGCCGGCCTCATCCCGAAACCACCGCCACACGGGCGCGTGTCGAGTCTTGCTCGCGACCGCGATGCGTTCGCGCCATGCGGGGCGGCCGAAGATAGAATCGAGTAGCTCGGGCCGAATCGTCATGCCTGCCCCGCGCCCCCGATTTGCGCAAAGCTGTTTGTATTGTTAACTTTCATTTACCGCTCGCCTCCCATCGCTTGACCTCCGCGAGCGGGAGGCGTAACCTCCGGCCTGCGGAGACCCAAATCTTCGTCCTCTCTCACCTGGGCGTCGGGATTCTGTCCCGGCGCCCTTTCTTATCGGTCAGCGCCTTTCTTCACAACATGGGTCCAGGTGGATGGCGACCGATGTCACCGCGGCTGGCGAGAATCTGCCCACCGCCCTGGGTGTCGGCCACTCGGTACCGGTAACCCCCTTCATCGGCCACAAACCCGAGCACGCGGACCACGCTGCCACGTCCGTGTGGGCCGATGGCGCGCTGGCAATAGGCGTAGTCACTGGCCTGGAAATCGGGAGTCCCGCCGACAGTGCGGTCGCTGTTGTGGGAGAGCGGCACCAGATGCCGGAGGGCGATAGCCGACTGCACGCGCCCGTCCTGCATGGTCCGATACAGGTGCGAGTCCCCCACTTGCCGGGGCCGGCGGCCCACCTTGCACCACGTTTCGCCGTCCTGCTCGAACACGCCGTCGACCCGCCAGTTCGTGTCGTCCTTCACGAACCGGACAGCGGTCCCGTCCATCGGCGGCACGCGCTGGATTTGGGTGAGCGAGATCGCCTGAGTCCCGCACGACCCATCGTCGGGTCGGACGTACACGTTGCTGTCGTTCGGGATCACCACGGCGTGAGTCACGGTCCCGTGCCGATACCCGTCAGCCCACCAGCGCACGCGCTGGCCCGGATGGAACTGGATGTAAGAATGTTCACAATGCGCGAGCGCCAGGTGGGTGCTGGGGACCATGACGCCGACGTCCGGCCGCGCGTCGGGCTGAACCCGGTACATGTACCGACCCGTGAACCTGTTACGGGACACGCCACGGACCCTTCCAATCTCCGGCTCTCTTCCGTCGATAGGAAACACGATAACCGAGTTCCCATCCTTATACCAAAAGCCGCTGTATTCGAGATCGTTATGTGCGGGCTCGTGCCGAGCCGTTTCACCCACGGCCTGGGGACGTGTGGCCGCCTTTAACCGACTCTCGGCCTCGTCCACGTCATCGGATTCCTCGCGTTCACCGCACCCCGGCATCGGGCGCTCGTCCAGTTTCAGCACATCACAGGCGTCGGGACCGAGCGCGTCGCCGGCCACGATCTCGGCGAGAAGAAAGTGGTCGCCTTCGAACGCAAAGATCCGCGCGCCGGGCGCGAATGACTGGCTGAGGTTTTGGCCGTTGCTCATGGTGAGTCGAAGCTGCACGCTGCCCGATTCGCTCGGGCCATCGTGATAGGCCGTCGCCACGTAATTGGCGACAAAACAGGGGTTGTGAGCATCGCGCTCGTAAGCCGTCACGAACATCTCGTTCTCGTCTCCCTCGGCCCGCATCTCGCGGGCGGCGGTTATCGGGGTGCCGCATACGATGCCCACCCCGGTACCACGTGTCAAGTGCCGAAGCGAAGCTCCTGCATGGACGCGTCAAGCTCCCGGCACAGGCGCGAGCGTTCGACGTGCCGCCAGTTGAACTCGGCGAGCCCGGCGGAGGTGTAGTGCCCCCGGCGCACGCCTTCGGCCAGGATGGCGAGCCCGTTCCAGTGCCCGAGATCGGTCTGCGCGGGGTCCCCGCAAACGAAGAACCGGCTCGCCTCCGCCGCGCGGGTGCCCAGGGCGTGGGCCTCCCCCGGCGTCGCGTTCTGGGCCTCGTCGAAGACGATGACCCGGTTACGAAGGTTGAGCCCGCGGCACATCTCGACCGACACCTCCTCGAACTGGCCGGCTTCGAACCCGGCCCGGACCCGCTTGGACCCGAGTCGCTCGGCCAGGGCGTCGCGCATGGGCCGCACCCAGGGTGCGAGCTTGGCGCGCATGCCGCCGGGCAAGAACCCCAGCGACCCGCCCTGAACGCCGCGGGTCGGCCGCGTGAGGACGATGCCCTCGACGTCGCTCTCGGGGTCCGCCACGAGGTCCGCGGCTGCGGCGCACGCCAGATACGTC